GCAGCGCCCTGCAAAGCAGTAGCTCCAACAGAAGTGGCAGAGGACCCACTAACTGCGGTCAAAGTAGGAGCAGCACTAAGTGTAGTGCCAGCAAGCGTCATTCCATAATAATAGTTTTGTCCTACAATCAAATTTGTTACTGTCAATGTTAACCCGTTATTGGTGATTCCAATCCTACCAACGGATTGAGCGGCAGTGCCAAAGACATTCACTCCAGAAGAGGCACCCGTTGATGAACCAAATATGACCCCAGACATTGCAGTAGAAGCCAAATTCTGAGGAGTTGGAACAAACAAATCAACACAATAATCCAACCAAAGTTCTCCAAGTTGGTTGGTGTTGGCTTGGCCATATGTTCCGATATTCACTGTCGCAATATCGTATGTTTTAATATCTAAATTTCCCGCCAAAGCGCCAACTCTAATATATCTTTTTGGTCCAATAATTCCCATGCCTGCTGGATTTAATACACAGCGACCATCAGCCCAAACCATATCAGCAAAGGTATCTTGAAATTGCTCAAGAGCTGTAGATGAAGAAGCAACAACATCTGAGGAATTATAATCGGGCGAAATAATGATTCTACCAGCAATGGTAGATGGAGAAGAAGTAACGAACCTAACATGCAGATACTGAAACTTATAGGCTTCATAATTCTCAGCTAACTGACTGAGCCAGGGAAAAGTGGACAGAAGGCCTGGATTTAATGGATATTGCGTTACAGCAAAATTTACACTACCATTCACAGGTCCAAGTGGTTCAGAATGACAGATTCCGATGGAGCCATCTGCATTGGCCATCATACGGGGGCGTCTCATAGTAATCTGAGACCCTTGAGAACTTGGAACTGACCTACGTGAATACGCATTAGTGCCAGCCTTCAACCTGGCATTAATATTACGATTTGTAGGATTTTGTAGTACATTGCCCATACTACGCGGCAATCGTCTAGCATTAGACACACGTCTGGGACGATTTCGACCAGCACGTGCGGAACTCTTATTAAC